GGGCGGCTGCGCTATCCCGGAGACCCACTCGCGCCCGGTTCCGAGACCATCCAATGCCGGTGCGTCGTCACCCGGACGATCCGCCGCCAGACCCTAGCGGACCAGATCGGCGCGGGCATTGCGGATATTGTCAGCCGGGGTTAAAAGGCTGGCCCACAGGACCCCGAGACCGGGGCCGTCCCGCCGCCGGTTCACAGGACAGACAACTCCGGGGAACCGCGCGTGGACCTTATCGCTACATCGGACTTCTTGAAGGTCAATGACGGCCTCGGGATCGTATTCGGCTTCGCGATCATCTGCGAGGATGACGGGATCGACGGCCTCGACAAGCGGTACTTCGACCTGCACGGAGACCACATTCCCGAAGATGCGATGCTCAAGGCATCGAGCGACTATATGCTCAACAGCCGCGCCGGGAAGGTTATGCACGCCGGAGAGGCCGTGGGCGATATCGTGTTCGCGTGGCCGCTTACCCGGGAGATCGCGCAGCAGTTCGATATCACGACGAAGCGCACCGGCCTGATGATCGGCTGGAAGCCCCGGAACCCGGACACGCTCAAGTTGTTTCAAGACGGCAACCTGCGCGGGTTCTCGATCGGCGGATCATATGGCGAGACCGAGGAGCTTTCTGATGACTGACGTTTTGCCGTTCTGCAAGGACGCGACCCCCTACAGCAAGGCCAACTGGAAAACCCGCCGCCGGGTAATGCGCTCGTTCAAGATGGGCGAAATCTCCGGCGTGGATGACCCGGCTCAAGAGGGCGCGCGGGTGATCCTGCACAAGCGCGCGCCAGACGCTCCAGCCTGCCCGGCGGAAGCGTTTGTGAAAGCCTCGTTCCGTCAGGTGTTCGACGACTCGATGATGGAGCGCCGTTTCTGCGACGCGTTCTACACGGCATTCGAGGGCAAGTGGCAGGCCGACGAAGCCCTGCAAGAAGCCTTGAAGGATGCCTATCAGAACAGCGAGGATACGGTCCGGGCCTACGTGGAGGAAATCGCCCGCATGGCGACCGCCGCCGCCGAGGCTACGCGTGGCCTTGCGAAAAGCGCTGATTTCGTGCACACGATCACCGAAGCGGTCGGTACTGCCGCCGACCAGTTCCGCAAGCGGCAAAAGGAGCCCGTGATGTTCAAGAACCGTGCAGATATCGAGGCCGCGATCGCGAAGTTCGGCGGCGATGCTACCGAGGCCAAGATGATCAAGGCCGCTGCCGCGATCCTCGGCTGCGAGGACCTCCTCCCGGCAACCGGCGCGCTTGCCAAGGAGGCCGCAACTGATCCAGCCGTCGCGGCGCTGAAGCGTGAGAACGAGGTCCTCAAGATGGCGGCGGATCACCGCGCGTACTTCGACGCCCTCCCGACCGCGTCGCAGGACGCGTTCCTCGCGAAGTCGGCTGCGGATCGCGCCGCCGAGGTCGAGGCCAGTAAGTCCGCCGACCCGGTCGTGTACAAGTGCAAGGACGGCACCGAAATCCGCAAGTCGGACGGGACGCTCGCGGCCCTGATGGCCAAGCGCCTCGACCAGCAGGACGTGGTAATCGCGGACCTTACGGCCCAGACCGCCGACGCCGAGTACATCAAGCAGGCCGAGACCGAGTTCCCGCACCTGCCGCGTGACGGCACGGTCGAGATGCTCAAGGCCGCTGCGGCGATGACCGCCGAGGAAAAGCGCAAGGCGATGCTTGAGTCCATGCGCGCTGCCAACAAGGCCGCTGGCTCGAACTTCAAGCGCATCGGCGGTCAGCCGGTGAACAAGAGCGCGGGCGCAGCCGGCGATCCGGAAGCCCGGCTCGACGCGATGGCGAAGTCGCGCAAGGAGGCGAAGCCGAACCTGTCTTACGAGCAGGCCTATTCGGAAGTGCTGGAAACGTCCGAGGGCCGCGCGCTCTATGCCGAAGTGGCGGGCGCGGGCTCGGCCGAGTAATCAACCGGGCGGGCTCCTCCGGGACCCGCCCCAGAATTGCGATCTCGCTTCCGGGTGATCGCCGCGACCAAACAGGAGACCGAAGATGGCCACTTATGAAAACGTCCGCAACCTCTCGGTGACCTGCAAGGTCACGTCGAACGTCGCGGCCATGCAGATTTACCGCTTCGCCAAGCGGGTGACGTCGAACAACGAGTTCTGCGAGTTCGCGACCCACGTCCCGGGCGCGCTCGGCGCTGCCGCCGAGGGCATCTGCTCGATGAAGCCGGATGCCAAGAACGTCAAGAACGGCTATGTCGCGTCCTCGATCGCGCTGCCCGGCGGACAGGCGCTTGTCGAACTCGGCGAGGCGGTGACCGACCTGTCGGTTCCGCTCCGGATCGGCGGCAACTCGACCGAGGTCGATGGCGCGGCCTATCTGGCGAACGCGACCGGCGACGTGATCGTGGCCTATCCGCTCAAGACGGGTGTGGTCGGGGAGATCATCCCTATCCTGTTCGTCGGCTATGCGGGCGTCGCCCCGTAAGAGGTCCGGACCGCTAACCTGTTTCACTGCCGCCACCGGGCGGCTCAATTCGAGGGAGTACACCAATGCCCTACATTTCGCCGTCGCCCGGTGACGTTCATGTCAACCGCCCGCTCACCAACATCGCGGTCGCGTATATGCAGAACGCGAGCAATTTCGTCGCGGACCGGGTGTTCCCCAACATCCCGGTCAGCAAGCAGTCGGACGCTTATTTCGTCTACGAGCGCGGTTCGTGGAACCGTGACGAGATGAAGGAACGCGCGCCCGGGACCGAGAGCGCGGGCGGCTCCTACGACCTCGACAACGACGTCTATTACGCGCGTGTCCGCGCGTACCACAAGGACGTCCCGGATCAGGTCCTCGACAACGCGGACGACCCGCTAAACCTCGACCGCGATGCGACCAACTTCGTGTCCGGCAAGGCCCTGCTGAACCGCGAGGTCGCGTTCGCGGCTAAGTTCTTCAAGAAGGGCGTGTGGTCGTTCAACGTGGATGGCGTGGCCTCCGGCGCTACCGCTACCGGCTCTCTCACCCCCAAGGGTGACGGCAGCCAAGGCAGCAACGATATCCTGAAGTGGTCGGACGCGGCCTCGAACCCGATCGAGGACGTCCGGCGCGGCTGCACGTCGGTCCAGCAGGAAACCGGGTTTCGCCCGAACAAGGTCCTGCTGTCCCGCCCGGTCTACGACGTGCTGGTCGATCACCCGGATATTGTCGCCCGCCTCGATCGCGGTCAGACCCCGACCGGCCCCGCGCAGGCCAACCGTGAGAGCCTCGCGGCCCTGTTCGAGGTTGACGAGGTCGTCGTCATGGAGGCGATCATCAACACGGCGGTGCAGGGCAATACCGCCGCGCACTCGTTCATCGGCGGCAACCACTGCCTGCTCGTCTACTCGGCTCCGGCTCCGGGCCTGCTTGTTCCCTCGGGCGGTTACACGTTCTCGTGGACCGGTCGCGCGGGCAACTCCCAGCAGGGCGTCCGCATCAAGCGGTTTCGGATCGAGCAGCTTGAAGTCACCCGCGTGGAAGCCCAGCAGGCGTACGACCAGAAGTTGATCGGCGCCGACCTCGGGTATTTCTTCGACTCGATTATCTGACCCCGGCCCGGGGGCCAGCCATCCCGCCAGCCCCCGGTGGTCGCTCCACCGGGGGTTTTTTCGTTTAGGAGTTCCGTTCATGTCCGATCGCCGCCTTTCGCCCCGCTACTTCGACAACGCCCGGGAACTGGTCTCGACAAAGTTCCAGACTGTAAACGGCGCGAGTACGTCTCCGGGCGACACCCTTCCGGCAGACCTCCCGCACGGGATGCGGATGCGACTCTGGATGAGTCGCCGGGCCGTCTATGCCGACCTGTTCACCCCTACGCCGGTCGAGGAGGAGCCCGACCAGCACGACGGCTGGGCGTCGCTGTACGACGGCTGGGCCGCGTTCGCGCTCCCGGAAGCCCGGTGGGCGCTCGTTCCGGAATCCGGCTTAGACGGAAATGGAGAGCCGACCGAGGACGCCCTTGCACAAGCCGAGCAGGCAGACACGTCTGATATCGCGGTGGCGCGGCTCACGGCCTTGCGCGCCGCAGCGTCGCTGCTGACCGTCCGGATCACCGCCGGAGCGGGCGGCTGGTATACCGTCGAGGCCGCGTGGCTGGCCGAGCCGGTCCGGATCAAGGGCAAGGCGGCGGCGGAAGCCAAGCGCGCCGAGGTCGAGGCCGAGGGACCGCCGGAGGGCTGGGTTCACCCGGACCTCGTGCCGGTCCCGACCGAAGCGACCGAGATCCGAGAGGGCGACGTCGTTACCCAGCTTGCCGAGGGCGCGGCCCTGTTTGGCATCCGGGCGACTGTCCGGGCCGTCGAGGACGGTCAGGCAACGGTTGTGTGGTTTGACGGCCCGACCGAGGACGCGACGCTGCACGAGCTAGTGATCGCGTTAGCGGACCTGTCCCTCGCGCCGGAGCCCGAGGCCCCGGCAGAACCGGCGGGTTGACCCGTGTCCCTTGAGATCGACACCATCATGGCCGGTCTCGATCAACTGTGCGAGGGCGAGGTTATCCGGCTGGTCCTAGACCTGCACGAGAGCCTCGTCCTCAATACCCCGGTCGATACCGGCTGGGCTCGGGCGAACTGGGTCCCGACCATCGGTATCCCGTATGAGGGCGGCAAGGCCCCGAACCAGACGCCACAGGGCGTTGCGCTTGCCCGGGCCCAGCAGGAGCAAGCCCTAGCGGGCATCCTGTCCTACCGGATCGCCGAGGGCGTGATCTGGCTCTCGAATAACGTCCCGTACATCGAGTTCTTGAACGAGGGTTCATCCCAGCAGGCCCCGGCGGGATTCGTGCAGACGGTTATCGCCAAGACGATTGCGTTCGGGGAGTACGGTGGCCCGAGCGAGATTGTCCCGCGCTCCTCCTTCACCTATAGGCCCGGCCAATGAGCGACAACGAGCAGACGGTCCGCGAGGCCCTTTACCAGCATTTCGTCACCTGCTGGGCCGACCGCCTGCCGGTCACGTTTGAGGGTGAGGTTTTTGATCCGCCCGCTACCCCGTGGGTGCGGCTGACCGTCCGGTATACGAACCGGCGGCAGGTCAGCCTCGGCGGACCGGGCCTCCGGCGGTTCGAGACGTCCGGGATCGCGACGATCGACTATTTCCAATCGCCCGCGCAGCCGCTCCGGCTCGATCTGGCGGGAGGTCACATGCAGGCCGCTCGGGAAGTCTACGAGGGCAAGCATATTGCAGGGACGACAATCCGCTGCGGCGCTGCTATACCGCGCGAGCGCGGTGTGATCGAAGGCGGGCGCTATTGGTCCGGTTCGGTGCAGGCCGACTTTGTGTTTGACGAGATCAAGTAGAGGGAGCGACCCCGATGGGTAAGGTAGCGGTTAACGACGTCACGATCAGCTATGCCCGCGAGGCTTCGCCCGGGGTGCTGCCCGCGCAGCCGAATTGGCGCGCTTGCGAGTTCAACAACGCGGCCTCGTGGGGCAACGAGATCAGCAAGACTGCTCGTTCGCCCATTTCGAGCGACCAGCAGGACCGCAAGGGCATCATCACGGACTTGAACCAGAACCCGTCGATCGAGGCCGATATGACGCTCTCGATGTACCGGGACTTTGCGGAGGCGTTCCTGTACAGCGTCGCCGTAGGCCCGGACAGCTACGAGCCCACCGGTGTTGCGTCCGGCGGCTATACGGTCCCGGCCCTGTCGGCCGCACAGGCCGGGCGGCTCCTCTACAGCACCGGCGGCGCTGGCGCGACCACGCTCGTCTATGCGCGCGGCTGGGCAAACGCGGCAAACAACGGCCTCGAACCCCTGACCGCCAAGCCTGCAAGCGGGAACACGCTCATTCCGGTTGCGGGCGCGGTGGTCGAAAGCGCCCCGACGGCAAACGTCGCGGAAGTCTCGATCGCGGGCGTCCGTGGCGCGGCGGGCGATATCCGGGTCAACTCGTCCGGCAACCTTACCTCGACCGCGCTCGACTTCACGACCCTCGGTCTGACGGTCGGGCAGACGATTTGGGTCGGCGGTCTCGACGTCGCTAACCAGTTCTTCCAGACCGCCAACACCGGCTTTGCCCGGGTCGCCGGCATTGCGGCAAACCTGCTTACGCTGGACAAGCGCCAGCAGGCTTTCGTGACCGACGACGGGACCTCGACCGGCTCCGGCGGCACCGGGCTCCGGATCGACCTCCTGTTCGGTCAGTTCATCCGGAACGTCCCGCGCAGCCACGCGGACTATCGGGAGATCACGACCCAGTTCGAGATGGCGATGCCGAATCTCGGCAGCGCGGGCGCGACGCTCTACGAGTACGCGCCGATGAACTATGCCAACCAGATGGCGATCCAGATCCCGCTTACCGGCAAGGCAACGGTTACGGTCGGGTTCATCGGTGCCAAGATGGGCAGCCCCACGGCCTCCCGGGCGACCAATGCGGCGCTGGCGAAGAACCCGATCCAGCAGGAGGCCTTTGGGTCGGCGTCCGATATCGCGCGCCTCCGGTTGCAGGACAAGGACCAGAACGGCCTTGCGACCGATTTCAAGTCTTGCACGATCACGATGACGCGCAACGCGCAAGGCGACAAGGTGATCGGGAACCTCGGCCCCAAGTACGTCAACACCGGTAACTTTGTTGTGACGATCGAGGCCGAGGTCATCATGACTGACCCGGAGGTTGTTCACTCGGTCAACTGCAACCTCACGCTCGGGATCGACACGGCGCTTTACAACGGCGACGGCGCGGTTCATTTCGACTTCCCGGCAGGGACGCTCGGCGGTGGTCGCCGTAACTTCCGGGCCAACGAATCTGTCACGCTTGCCGGGACGTTTACCTCGCACAAGGACCCGGTTCTCGGGACCTCGATCGGGGTCTCGCTGTTCCCGGTCGTTCCGAGGACTGCATGCTGATGGTCGATTTTTCCAATATTGCCGCCTATGAACAGAACGCCGACCCCCGCCCGTTCGTGATCGTCCAGATCGATAACGGCGAGCAGGGGTCGCCGGTCCTGATGGTCCGCCCCGCGACCGAGGCCAACGAGGCCTATTACAACGACTGGCTGCGCCGGATTGCCGAGCGCCGGACCTCCGGCAAGCGCGCCAAGGAGGCAAGCAAGGACCTCACGCGCGCGAGCCGCGAGGAGGACCGGGAACTCATTGGCCTGCACTGTCTGACCGGCTGGTCGAACGTCCTCGACGTCAACGGCAAGCAGGTCGAGTTCACGCCCGAGAACGGAATGGCGTTCCTCAAGGCCCTGCCGGACTGGATATTCGACGACCTCCGGACGTGGGCGATGAACCCCGCGTCCTTTGTCCGGGGTCCGGTCTCGCCTGCCGACGCGAGCGCGCTGGGAAACTAATCGCCGAGCGCTTCCGGTGGGAACTCCGGGAGGCGCGTGACGGCTGGCAGGTCCGGGCGCGGCAAAAGAAGCGCCAGCCGCTCCCGGACTGGTATCTCGATGAACCGCCGGTCCCGGACGACTGCGAGTTCTTCTTTCAAGCCTATGGCGACCTGATGACCTGCCGCCCGCCCGGCCCCGGCGGGATGATCCCGTGGACGGCGGTCTATCAGTACGGCGCGCACAAGCGCCTGCACCGAGACGTGATTGACCTCTTGTGGGTGATCGTCGGGAAAATGGATGCTATAGAACGGCAGTGGGTCGCTGAGCGGACAAAGCGCCCCACCCCAGACAAACCCGGGGGCGAGCGTGGCTGACTACAACATCAGGGTAAAGATTGATCCCACGGGCGCGGACGCGGGCCGGGATCGCGTCCGCCAGACCCTTGAGGGGATCGAGCGGCAGGCCGGGCAGGCCGGAGCCGCGATCGACCGCGCGCTTGACTTCGGGAACGTCCGCCCGAACGCGGCGCCGATCAATTCCGCCCTGAACTCCATCAAGGCCCCGGCAGCACAGGCCGCGACCGCTATCCGGACGGTAGATCAAGCCTCGGCGGAAGCGACCACAAAGCTCAATCAGGCGGCTGGCGCGGCGACGGCAGCCGGAGGCGGGTTCCGGATTCTCGCGGCGGACAGCATCGCGGCGGCGACCCGGTTGCGTGAGATCAACGCCACCCTGCAAACCCTCTACTCCGGGCAGGCCCGGGCCGGGCAGGCTTACGTCGCGTCTGCCGCCCAGCAGCGGCAGGCGACCGTCCAGCTTGGCGCACAGTTCAACGACTTCTCGACACAGGTCCTGCTCGGATCCAGCGTCACGCAGGCCTTTGCCGCACAGGCCGGACAGGCCGCGTTCGCGCTCTCGAACATGGGCGGGACGCTCGGGACGGTGGGCCGGTTTCTTGCCGGGCCGTGGGGTACGGCGATCATCATCGCGACCACGATCCTTGGCAGCATGGCGGGCAAGTTCTTCGACAACAGCAAGGCAGCCGAGGAGGCGGAAAAGGCCGCGAAGAAGTTTCAGGACCGGCAGGCCGATATTGCAAACTTCATCGACCGCACGACCGGGAAGTTGATCGAGCAAAACCGGACCTTGATCCAGAACGCGATCTTGCTCCGGCAGGCCCGGATCGACGAAAACTCGAAGGTCATCAAGGAGGGGAGCCAGAAGGCCTTTGAGGCCGCGACCTCGCTTGCCGACCGGACCTCGCAGGACGGGTTCGCGGAACGCGGGCTGTCGGCCAAGTCGCTCGATCCCGCGATCTCGACCGTGATAGTGCAGGCCGGGGGTGACGTCGAGAAGCTCGATATCGGCTTGCAGCGCCTTGCCCGGGCGCGCCCGGACCTTCGGAAGTCGATCGCGGATATCAACGAACTCGCGGCCAAGTCGGTTATCGCCCAGCGGGAGAGCAAGCAGTTCGCGGACGAGATCGCGGCCCTTGAGGGGCGTCAGAAAGCGCAAGGAGTTCAGACCGCCGCCGAAGTCGAGCGCCGGGACCGGCCCCCCACCGCCACAAATGCCGTAGAACGCGCACAAGCCCGCTTGTCCCACGAGCAGGCCCGGCGGACACACGATCCACAAGACCACCCACCCCGCCGAGCCCACCAAGGCCCCCACGCAGCACGCCCACGGCCACCCGAACCCCACACGCGCGGCACACGACGCCGGGGGGGCCCCGACGGGGCAGGCGGGCGCTGGCGCCGACGCGGCCGGGGGGGCA